CCACCATCGCTCATACGCCTTAAAAATATACCACCACCTGAGAAGTCACCAGCACCACTATCAGCAGGTTGGAAACTACCCCTTAAATGGTAAACGCTAGTATCTGCCATTGTTGCAGGGTGATTAAACATAAAAACTTGAAGTCTACTATAGTCAGTATCTCTTGGATCTGGTCTGTTGTATTTGTCAACCCAAGCCAAGCCTAAGTATGTTTGTGTTTGCCCTTGCCCGTTAAAGTTTGGCGCAAGATCTTTATCTACGTTATTAAATATGTAACTTTTGTTTGGCGCTCTAAACTGACCACCGCTGCCTGTAGCGCTCCACCAGTCGCCGTTAGCTGCTTTAGAAAACTGCCAACCAAACGCGCCCGCATACATAAGATAAGCGTAACCCATTTGATCGCCGTCAATCTCTTCTGACCAATCAATTAATTTAGTATCAGCTAAAGTATTACTATCTTGACCGTAAGTTATTTGTGTAAACGAGCGTTTATTCTCACCTGTCACCGGATCTCTAGCAGAGTTACGGCTACCAAAAGCAGTTATAATTTGGCCTAGTCTTGTGTTTTCGCAAACAGATACTTGAAAATGCTCATCTTCTCGATAAGAAATACCAGCTTTATTAAATGATACAGCGCTATAACTTGGCTCAGTGCCTAGTGATAACCTTGTTAGTGCTGTTATAGCTTCGCCGTTCCTTTTATTTGTGTATAAAGTGTTATCGCTTGGATCTTCTGGATTTGCAGGGTAGTCGCTTTGTATGGCGTTCGGTTGCTCTGGTGTTCCATAAGTAGTGCCGACATAAATAACATCAACTCCATTTTCCTTGCGGCCGATGCAAGTTGGGTTACTATGCCAAGTAGAACCACCATACCCAAGAGATTGATTTGCGACATTAGCTTTCATTTCGTCAACTTGTATCTGGTTGGCTGGATAGCTAAAAGAGTAATTATTCATTGTTTCTTCCTTTTCTATTTCTGATAAGGGCGTTCCACTGTAAAGCAAAAAAGCCTTTTTATCTGTTAAATTAAGTATACTGTAGCCATCTGCAACGCCAACAGCTTCATTTGCAACTATTATGTAAGTTGCATTTTTGCCATCGAATAAAGCCTTATCTCCTTTTGTGGTTGCAAATTCACCTATGGCAACTTGCTCAGAAGATCCGATTACATTTATCGTTAAATCAAATTCCCAAGGATTACCTATAGATCCTTTTTTATCACCTGTGTTTACGGGTAAAGCGTTTACTTGATACCATATTTCTACTTTCTGTGTGTCTTGTAATGGCTCTGTAAGTGTTAAGGTGTACTCAGATAAGTTATAAGCATCCATGTGCTGAGTTCTACCATCAACAATCAAGGCACTTGCATCATTTGACTTATTAGTTAGCGTGTATTCTAAAACGCCATTAACTATGGTAACGGTTTCTTTTACTACAAAAATATCGCTGCCGTTAGTTATTGATAAATCAGCAGTAGTTAAGTTTCCGTCATTATCAAATGCTAAAGCTCTATTTCTTCTAGTTGCTACATCATCAATAATTAATCCTGTATGTATTGACGGGTCATTTATAGGTACTTTAATTGAGCGCTTTACTTTTTCTGATAGCTCCGTAACTTCGTTAGTGTTCTGTTGGTCAATCATTACACCTAAGTCAAGGCCGCGCTCATTTGTTTTTGGATCAAAAGGCCCGTACTGTTGATATTCTATCAACTGAGTCATTGGCACTATGCGCTTTATTTGTACTATTACGGCAGCATTGGGAGCGATAGAAAAAACAACATCACCGCCATTATCGTCACCAACTCCGGTAATATTAAAACCGGAAGTCTGAAGAACATCATCTAAATAAATAAATATATGCTCCGCACTGTAAGTTAAAAAGTTATAAGCAAACGTAGTTGCTGAGCCATTGGCCGTATAACTTATCGTGTTGTTTGTGTTTTCTACTGTCATGCTTATAGTCCTATTTAATTTTATCAGGCATTACTTGTGCAATTGCTTTTTCTACTTCATCGTAACCATGCCTAAAAAGAAAATGATTCTGTAAAGGCCCAAGTCTACGCAATGATTTTGCTTTCTGTTCGCTTGTTGTCATTGTGTTTAACGGGTTTGCTGTCCATAGATACTTAGCCGTTCCGGCGGTTGGGCCTAACTGAGAGCCTAGCCCACCCCTGCTTACGTATTTTCTGTCGCTATCCATTACCCCTGTGGGGTCAATACCTGTAAAAGCATATTGCCTGCGATATACTTCACCTAAATAACCCATTAATCCTGTGTGGTTTACCGCGTTCCAGACTTTATCTTTGCTACTGTCATCGCTAATATCTCTATCCATAGAGGCTGATTTTAACTCGTAAGCGGCATAACCTAACATCATATGCGTTATTATCTCCATAGTTGAGCGAACAGAAGACTCTTGCAGTAATGGTAACATTATACGGTTAGTCGCTGCCATAGCAAAAGACTGAAACTGAAACAAGATTTTTGCGTATTCCTTATCAAACATAACAGGCAAATCACCAGCACCGGGAGTTGTAACTAAAAAGTTACTTTCCTTTATAGCTGCCGCCTCTATCGCCTCTCGCGTTGCTACATCAATATCCCACATATCTAAGTTTAAATCGTAAAGGCCGCCCGTTTTTGTGGAATGTAACTTAGCTTGTTTTGCCATTTCCTCTTGCATTTGCTTGCTAAAGCCAAGACTTCTAAGTTTAGTCTTGTCTGTACCTTTTATTAATGCGGTTGCTAATCTGTCACCGTATAAGCTGCCAGCAATACCCTTGCCAAAACTATTCCAATGCTGAAACCCTGTAAGCTGTAATGATTTAGTAGCAATAGCTGATGCGTACTTGTCCATTGGGGTTGCTGAGAATTGATCATCAACCATAGTTATTTCTTTTATCCGTATAGATTGTGTTTTCTCAATGGCTTGTGATAATGCGCTCATCTGATCTTTAGATATGCCGCTTAATCTTATTGATTTAGCATTAAAGTTTTTGGCAAATGCTTTTACATACTTAGAAGACATTGTATAGGCTAGCTGCCTTGCAACATCAGGAATAGAAGATACCAAAACATTACCAAGCATAGAGGCCACGTTAAAAGCTCTTGTACTTCTGAGGCCGCTTATTGCCATTCTTTCAAATGTGCCGCTTACACTTGGCGGTGGTGTCTCATTCATTAAACGCTGAGCCATAACTGTTAAATCATTAACATTGCTTTTAAATTTTTTTGCTTCCTTGTCTAGTGCTTTTTGTGCTTTTAAAGCGTTAGCGCCCTTTGCTATGTCGCTGGTTGTCTTTCTTGATTCGGCAATTATATCAGCGTTTAACCTTTCTTTTAGCTCGCCCAGTTTGTAAGTGCCAAACTTTTCAGACATTCTAGCTTTTGGAGCCATTGAGCGCATGTAGCCATCCATTAAAGAACGCCAATCCTTAACCAAATAATCATTTAAATATTCGTCTTTAATGTCTACCCTTTGTTTTGTCTGCGTGGGTATTTTGCTGTTATTAGTGTTAAAATTTAAATCGCCAACAGTAAGATTAATATCACGCTCGTATATTTCTGCTGCTATCGCTTCCCATTCTGCATCAGTTTTTTGTGGTGGTACTGGTAAGCCTTCTTTTATTGCTTCTGCTTCATACCTTACTGCCCTATCTTTTAACCCATCAATCCAAGCTTGTTGATAACCTTGTGGGTTGTTGCGTATGGCGTTTATATCTTTGCGCCTAGTCATGTAACTGGCCGCTGTAGTAGTCTTTATTGGTACGGGGTTGCCGTCAGCATCCAAGGTAAATGTGCCCTCAACTTCTGCCGCTGCCGCCCTATTCCATACATCATCAATATGAACTCGCAACTCTTTCGCTGCTTGTTGAACTAAAGCATTATCTGATACGTCACCGTTACGCATAGCATCGGCTAATTGAAAATTAAAGTCGTCTACTGTTCCCCCATCTTTGGAGAACTGCGCTTCTAGTTTAGCAACCTTTTGTTCCGACACTGCAAACTTTGCATAATCAAGATTTATCAAGCTTTCAACTGACGTTGCTTGTGTAGGGTCGCCCTCTAATCTAAACTGGTGGTCAACCATATCTTGTGCCGTAGCCCTAACAACGGCGTTATCACTTTGAAGCGTTCTTCCTACTGGTGAAGCTTTTGTTGAAAATAAAGCAAACTTGGTAAAAGGGTTTATTGTTTTCTTTACCTCTTCACCTTTTGCACCACCGTAACTAGCCACCTGTGCGGCACCTACATTGCGCGGACTACCGTTTTTAACGTGGTCTAGTATCGCCTCAGTTACTTGCTCTCTGTCTTGCTTTGTAAGCTTTCCAATACCTGCGCCTAACAATCCATCAGCAATAGCGCCAACACCAATATTGAGCATAGACTCGTCAAGGGTTCTAGTGTATTGCGTGGTATGTAATGCTGACTCTTGAATAGCTGTAGCGGTAGCACCAACAGCGGCAGACTGTAGCGCAATCTTACCTATACTGGCTTGACCATAACCGGGTGCCATCATTAAAGCTAAGTTTATAGGGTCGGCAACACCAGCGGCAACACTGGCAGCAATACCCAAGCCACCACCGTTGTTTAATATCTTCTGATTACGTATTTCTCTGTCAACGTTCGCCTTTATTACTGCTGTTGTTTGTGGGTTGAAAGAATCAACAAAACTATCTGCATACATCTCATAACCTTCAATGTCGCTTTTGCCATTCTCATCTTTGTTGTATGGTGAATAGCCCTCAACGTCAGGCACTTTTGGTAATGGTATTGACGCAATATAAGCTGATAATGAGTTTGTTTCCTCAAAAGCTGCCGTCCATATTTCCAATGTTGAAGGGTCTAGGTCTGAAACTTCTTGATTGCGCTTTGTGTACTTGTCAAAAGCTTTTTTTTCTTCTGTTGCGTATTGGTACTGGTCTTGTAAATAGGTTCGTTGATAGTTGGGCTTTGACACTGTTTCACCAGCATTTAAAACCTCAGCACCATCAACTGGCGTAGACTCTGTTTTTTGTTCGCCTATAAATATTTTCAAAGCCCTAAATCCTCTTTAAAGTTTTTCATAAGTGGGTTATCTTTGAATCTTTTTTCTTGCGCCGTTCTGAGTCTTTTCTTTAAATCCTTTTTATACTCTGACTTTTCACGCTCTTTTAATATTTGTTCTTCTCTTGCTTTTTGTTTTGCCTCTTGCTCTTTTACTTGTTGAATCTGTATTTCTTGCGGGTCATATTTAAACCGTTCAAGCATTTCAATATTGCCGTCACCTAAATCTTTATAAGCCATATAAGTCAATGGTGCGCCTGTCATAAATTGGTTTTCCGTAAATTGGTCTGATTGAATTATAACATCTTCGCCCAATTGTTTTGTTATTTGCTTTCTTACCAATTCACTAGGTTGTTGCGGCATATAAGGTAATAATTGATTACTACCGTTTATGTCGGTTGGTACATACTTACCTTTAATGGAATTAAAGGCCATCTTTCTGGCTACATCTAAGTTAAAACCAGTTTTAGCAAGGTTAGCTTCTGTTAGCGCGGTAAATTCTGCACTCATAAAAACAGGCATATCAGGCGTACCGCCATCAAACTCATACCAGCTTTTACCGTAAGATTCTGTAAATAAATTATTCAAGGCGTTAGCGCTATCCTCTATGTTTTCAGCGCCCGTAAACATAGCTTTTTTTGTTTCTATTTGTGCCGCCGATAAAGACTCATTAAACACTAAAGCCTCTAATGCTTCCGTTGGCCTCATGCCTAATTCTATGTATGCCGCAACCTGCTGCACCCTTTCAGCTTTAACATTCATCATAGCTACAGGATTAGTCTCATTAAGCAGGTTGTATTGCAAGGCAGCGCTTGTTAGGTTGCCTCCGCCCGTAATATTAGCCATATTAAAGGCATTATTTACTGCTGGCGGTAATACATTGTATTTCTGCACTATCTGTTGTGTAGCTTGCCAAGGGTTAGAATTTTGCGCTAGAGCTGTAAATTCATCATCTACAGCTTTCATGTGATTTTTATTTTTAGGGTTTATGTAGCCGCTTTGTATTTCAAATTTTGATTTTTGTGATTCTTCTAGCGCCTTCTTATTTGCTTCGAGCTGTTTCGTGTAACCTATATACTGTTCATTAGTTAAAAGACCGCTATCCCTGTCTTTCTTGAATTGTTCTTCCGTATAATTTACAGAACCTCTATTTAAATCAACTTTTATATCTGCGGCATTATCAGCAATAGCGGATTTTTGAGCTATCAAAAAGTCTTGCTTACCTTGCTTTAATGCAGACTCAAGCTTTACGGCTTCTGAGTTTCTTTGCTCAGTAGTCAATGTAGATTTTTGCTCAGGGTCGCGCAACAATTCAATGCTTTGCTCAATTGCCACCCAGCTTTCTGGCGAATCCTTTTGTAGTATTAATGAATCATATGTTGTTAGCTCTTTTGTTTTATTTATTAGCTTTTTAGCATCAGACCTTGCTTGTGCGTTTTTTATATCGCCAGCTAAAACCAAAGCAACATCAAATTCTTCATTGCCTAAAGCTTCGTTAATGTCGTTATTTAAAACCTGCTCATTATATTCTCTCTGGTCTGCTTCTGCATTAGCTGTTAATTTTTGTGTCTGTACATCAATAAGGGCGAGCTTATCTTCTAGCCACTGACTTCTAGCTTTTTCGTTGCTAATCTTCTCAGCCTCAGCCATGACTTTTTTTGTCATTTCCTGTTGGTAAATTTTTGCCTTAACTTCAAATGCAGGAATATCTACCCTATCAACAGACTGTTCAACGCCGTCTATTATCTGCTTATCTGTTCGCCTAACTTCTATGCCTTCCGGTATCTCTGCCGCTTCGTAAGAAGGCTTATTTAGCATCGTTTCCATTTCAGCTTGCGAACGCATCATTGCAAGGTTTACTTGTCTTGTTTCCTCTTTGATACGGTCTTGCTCTATCTTATCAACAGCACCGCCAATGGCTTGGCCTATTTGCGCTATGCTTTGTGCTTTTTGTGATTCATAGGCGGCAACGCTTGGCATCATAGCCAAACCTCTCACACCTGTCCTTACTGCGCCCGGTAACTTCATAAATTAACCCTTATCAAATAAACCACTGCCAGCAATTTGACTAGCGCCAGAAAATAAATTTGTAATCGCTTGGTTTTGTAATTGCTTAACTTGTAATTGCCCGCCCATTCTAGCCGCCTTAACTTGTTGCGCTCCAGACTTTTTAAGCCATGCGAGTTGTGCAGCGTTTTCTTTTTTAGTATCTGCAATAGCTAAACCTCTTGAGCCTGTACTCTGCACTCCACTAGCAGCACTTACAGCGCCCATTAATGCTTCACTGTCAGTTATCTCGTTTTGAAGTCTGCGCTGCTCTTCTCGGTTTGTTTGCTGCATTAGATCAACATTCATAGCATTAATACGCTTTTGTTTTCTCGCTCCACTTCTTGCACTAGCTGCGCCAAGTAAAGCACCACCACCCGCAATAATTGCACCCCACATAAAAACCCCTTAAAGTTTGTTTTGAGTCATTTTACCAAATAACCCTGTAATTGTTAGTTTATATGGCAAA